GTGGAATAGGTATCCACTCGTTGTCTTCTTTTATGTCAGTTGGTTGGGGTAACTTCCATTGCTTTAATGGTTTAGTCATCTTCTTCCATTTGTTTTGGTGGCATAAGCATTACACCACCCTTTGCCTCAACTTGCATCTTCTCAGTCTTTACAAGACCAGTACGATCAAGTAGTTCTTTAGCTGCTTGCATCTTATCACGAATACCTAGCTCAGTAGGATCGTACAACGCCCCAACCATTGCCATTGCAGCTTTCGGAGCATTGCGTGATAAAAACGTTTGAGTAGCATCTATGATCTCTTCCTTCAAACTATTTACAACATGAGTTGTAGAAGTTGTATCTGAATAACCTGCAAGCTTCTTTGCTGTGAGAACATCTCCACCTGCATCTTCAAATAGTACACTTAGAAACTTCTGTTGTTGTTCTGTTAATTGTCTAGCCATTATACCATCAATTCAAAATGCGGTCCATCAATAAATGGACGTCTTCCTTGTGATCTACGTAGGTCTACATATTCATTCATGGCTTCTTCCATTGTACCACCATAATCTACTATATTGCCCACTGACCAAGCTGCACCCCACTTAATGGCACAGCCAACTTCTTTTGCTGCAGCTTTCATTGCATCAGCAATATCATCATAAACATTTATTTCCCAAACTACATCTGAGCCATCATACGCAACTAAGTCTACTGCATGTGAGTATCCTGTGTCTTGTATCAGGTGTTTACTCTTCATAGTCTGTGATCGTCCAGATTTAAACAGACGCTCTTGCTCTGCCAAATCTCTTACACCATATGTAACTCCGAAATCTACTTTAGTTACTTCGATAGCTTTTTTTACTGTCTCCACCATATCAGGGTGGACACCTTCTAGTTTACCTAGTGATCTGCTTGATAATTTAAATGCCATGATTATTTCCCAAAAAACTTAGTGGCTGACCTTACAGCGAAGCTACTTGCCACGATTACACCCAAGGTATAGCTATACCACTGGGGCATGGACTCCAATGCAGCAAAGCCATTTGCTACTGCTGCGTTAGCCCATTCAAACGGTAAAAATGCAAGGATAAGTGGAATTGAAAAAAGCAAAACCAGATACTCGTCTTTCCACGAGTTCTGGGTTCCTTGTGCCATTATCTTTTCCCACTCCGCTTCTGACGTAGCGGCTGAGAGCATTATCTGAGCTTCCGCTTCTGCCTTGGCTACCTTCACTTTATTCTGTGCAGCCTTTTCTTCTACCTTACCATTTAACCACGTACCTGCTAATTGTGATACTGGTCCAAGTAATTGTCCTATCATTTTTTAGCTCCTATTGCATTGAAACCAAAGTATGCACCAACTAGAGCGGAAACAGATACAACATAGATATTAGCTATATCAGCTATTAACATTGCTGCTGTTTCCATTCCGATTAATGAACATAGTAGTATTGCTGCAGGATAAAGAACCATTCCAGATAAAGCAAACCATGTCATGTTACGTTGAGCATCACGTTTGGCATCTTCATCTTCCATACGCCTACGTCTGTCCTCTAGGTAAATCTCTCGCTCTTCAGCATCCAGTTTACCATCTTTATCTAGGTCATAATCATCTACCATCAGGTTCTCCTGTATCTAGCGGTTTTCTTTGCGATTTTTTTAGGTTGAGCCACATGCTGCTTACCTGCCTTCGTGCCTTGTCGTTTAGCTCTGGTTGTAGCGGCATACTCACTGCTGCTAAGAGACTTAATAGCCGCAGTAGGTAAATAACGTTCACCAGTTTTAGAACTAGGCTTACCACTCTTGGTTCTCCACTTTTGTTTCGTCCAAGACTTCAGGCTCTTTTGTGACTTAGCGAGTGCCAACTAGCAGCACTCACATTGTGGATTGCACTTACGATTAATCAAAGCGCACCATAGTCGTTTGAAGTATCGTTTCATTTATAGCCTCCCCCTGCTTTTTTATAAGCAGATGCAAGCATTTGAGCTTTACGAGCACTCCATTGTCCTGCTCTACCACCCTTTGTTCCTGCTTTGATTCTAGCAAACTGGCGTTTACGCATGGCAGGTTTTGTATAGTTTCCTGCTGCGTTAACTGTGCTTTTCTTCTTTGGCATATATAACTCTCCTTATATCGCCTCGCCCAATGCCAATATCATTCAGGTCTTTATCACTCATCATCTGCAGTATTCTAAAGTCTGCACGTTTTTGTTGGGCGATCTCGTGACGCTTCCAAGCATCTTTAAAAAATTGTCTTACACTCATATCTATCTCCTTTAGTGTTAGTTGCTGCAATGCAGCGTATGGAGATAGTTATATCATAGTTGCTGACCTATGAGTACTCACAAAAATTGCATATCCGTTATGTCGGTTGGTAATACTCCGCACCAGATAATATAACGTGAAAGTCAGAACTACTGTCTTCAAATCCTACAATCTTATCACCTGCAGCCAAAGCTAGGTATCCACCACCTTGTATTATTTCTTCTAAGCTATTTGCTGAAAGGCTATGTTCATCTACAATAAAGTGATAGGTAGTTGTAGCTGCTTCGTACCACTGAAGACTGTACTTTTTATTATTTGTAGAACCATTTGATATATGCAAAAAAGTGATGAGTGCCACATGATTGTTTGGACATGTGTACACTACATCACCACTTGCTCCACCTGCTGTTGCAGATAAGTCCTTTGCTTTTGTAAAGTATTTAGCTGTAGCAGGGTTTGCCATTTATTTTTTCTTTTTACGTGTAGTTGTTTTTGGTTTTACCATACCACCACGTTTCATGTATCCCATTTTATTGCGAACAGTTTTTGGTAGTTTAGCTAAACCTTTATTTCCTTTTGGTATTGATTTCATAAATCACCTTTAGAATTTTAACTTTGCACCCATTGTAATATCACCGAACTCAAAGTCTGCGTCAGATGATACTTCAGTATATGTTGTTATACCTTTCCATACGTACTCAGCTTTCCAATCTACACCTGTAAAGATGTCACCATTGTTTAGGTCTAGTACATCTATAGTTGTTTCAGCAGTAAAAGAAACTCCGTATGCACCTAAACCCATAGAAGGTGTTACGTCCATTGTCCAAGTTTCCTTGCCTGTTGTGTATGTTAGTTCTGTTTCTGCGCCAACAGATAGACCATAACCTAAGTCCATTGCTGCCACTGATGTTCCTGCAACCACAATTGCAGATGCCAATAATAGTTTCTTCATTTTATTTTCCTATAAGTTTGTTCCAATTTTAAAACAAGCAGGTCTAGCAAACATGCCTTGTGATTGCATCATAAGCGTAACTCTATCTGTTTCTTCTTTACACAGTTTTTCTGTAATAAATAGTTCTTCTTGTTTTGCAAACACAATGCATGATTGAGCGTAAGGTGTACTACAAGCTAATACTATAGCAAGCCACATTACTTTTTCTTTTTAGTCATGCCGCCACGCATCATTTTCTTTTTACCCATTCCACCGCCACGCATCATTGGCTTCTTTTTATTCATCATCATACCGCCACCACGCATTGGTGTTTTCTTTTTCATTGCACGAGGTTTCATTGCCATTGTCTTGTTCTCCGTTTTCTTCGATCTAATACAAGAGTCTGATACTCTTCAGATGGATACACATTATAGTATCCTAGTTTTTCCAGTTTCAGACTTGCGTCATCCACCTTTGATAGAGACTGAATAAACATCATTGCATATTCTTTCTCTATGGCAGACTCCCACTCATGTTCATACAAAAAGTCTAAGTCTGCATCTTCTGCACCGTAGTCAGGGTGAAACCCCATGATGTGCAAATCTTCTTTTGTAAAAGTGTCGTTTAAAAAATTTATAAACTCAGTAAACGCATAGGGGGATGGAAATGTGTAGGACGCTACAACTACCAGATCATATGTATTGTCAAACTTTCTAGCTTGGCAAATAGTTTCAATACCTAAGTTCTGGGTTTCGATTACATTTACTTTGTTTTGTTTCCATGCCTCTTTTGCATATGGACAGGCAGGTAGTCCGTTCAGTGATTCATTGGGAACTTCTAGCACAGTCTTTGACCAATCCCTTAGATCAGCTTCTATGCTCACTTGTCACCATGCTTTGCACGACCAGTATCGTGCAGTAAACTTATCTGTAGCTGTATCACAATTATGTCTAGCACGAAAGCTTTTACGTCTAGCAGGTTGATCTTTCTTAATGCTCATGTTCGGATCACCAAAACGAACTAGCTTTACCTGATTACCCTTCTTTGCTAATACAGCAGATTTCTTAGAACCACCACTGGTGCGCTTTGGTTTATTGTAGCCGGGAAATGTTTCACCACGATACTTCAATTTACCACTAGGTAATCGTTCTACATCTTTAGTCGTTGCCATCTGTCCAACCTTCTTTACGCATTGCCCATTCTACGTGTTCCAACGTAAATGGCCTCCCATAATGGTTCTGTACAGCTTCACGTACATAGAATACATCACTATGGGGGATATGTAAATTCTTCACAGTTCCATCAAGTACGTGTTTATAGAACTCTTCAAGAACATTGTCTGTGTATAGTTTTACTGATTTCTTTGCCATTGTCAACAATTAATTTAATGTATAGCAAACTTCTGCTACATTGTACGTGTTTACTTAACTGTAATTATAGTTAATGTATATACAAGAGTATATATGTAAGAGCATATTAAGTGTTACACTGTACGTGTATCACTGTTAGTGTAACCTAACTAACTACTAACGTAGTTTTACACATTCTGTGAGCTATGTCAACCCATAATCGTACAACAGCACACATTTATTATGTGATCACATATAAGTGTCATCCTAGTTTTGTGATCACAAGTACATGTAAACCACTATATATGTAATGTGGTTAACACTTCATTTTTCCTGATCTGTGTATTTACGTGTATACAGTAACGCCCTACCCCCGTGTGGCCCTCGCCTACCCCTGCCTCACAGCGCAATTGTGCACATCATGCAGTGTCATGACGCATGGTGAGAGCAGCAAATGTGCTATCATCCACCAGATCATACAAAGTATGTGGGATAACAATGGCTTACTTGTCTTTGACAACTGTTATGCAATCAGTTGCCACTACTTGTAGTGAGTGAAAAGGTTAAAATGTCACAACAAGGTTGTGTTGAAGTGCCGATGCTCATTTTACCCCACCCCTTTAGGGTGATGGTCAGATCAAGTGTCCAACGTTGGACGGTTCCAAGCCTCGTGCATACACGTGAGTTTTGCACACGGACTTCAGAATACCTACAGTATTCTTGCAGTGGCGCATGAAACGACAGGCGCAGAGG